ATCCTAGTAATATACATTTATTAGGAAATATCTCTCATATTACGTTACATTCTAATCATGCAGATAAATGTGGATGGGCTAATCAATGGAAAAACCCTGATTTTAGAGAAAAAATGAAAATAGTAAACAGTAATTCGGGGAAAATTAATGGTCCAATTAATATGTATAATAATTGGCATGGGATTGATTCTGAAAAATTTAGAAAGAAAATGAAACCTATCCAACGAAAATCAGGGAGACAAGCATTAATTGATTATAATAAAAGTGATGTTCATCGAAAACTTGCGAGTATTACACTTAGTGCATTGCACAAAAATCCTAAATATAGTCAAATTTTTAAAGACAATCAATCTAGAAATGGCAAAATAATCGCTAAATTAACTAATAGCAATCCTAAAATTATTTATAAACGTAATATAGGCAAAATAATAGCATTTGGTAGTGATTTATTGTATAATTATGGAAAAATAACTAAAGAAAATTGGAATTATCATAAATATTATTTATGCTGGGCAATGGCTTATGATACTGCATTATCTTATTTTTTAACTGAATATTGCATGATAAATACAATTATTAATAATAGAATAGATATAAATGAATTATCATCTAAAATAAAACAATCACTCTCTGAGGAATACATTAATAAATTTAATGAGTGCAAAAAGAAGAAAAAACAACAAGCTAGTACTTTATGCAAGAGACTTAATTCTGATCCTAAAATTATTAAGAAACGAGAATTATCAAAATTATGTAATTTTGCATCTAAATTATTACTTAATAATAGTGCTATTACTAAAATTTTATGGGATGATAATAAATATAACGGTCTTATGTCGTATGATAATATGATAAATAAAATAGGCGGAATTGATAAATTGTATGATATGATTAATTATAAAAATCATAAAATAATTAATATAGAAATCATAGAAGCAAAAAATACTAATGTATATGATTTAACTATAGACAATCCTCATAATAATCATAATTTTGCATTAGATGCAGGAGTGGTGGTGTCTAATTGTCACATCGATTTGGCCGAGGCAACAGAAGCCGGAGTTACTTTGTGTCATAAAGAATTGGGGGAAGAGAATAAGGTTTTGTATGTGGTTGATTTTGTGATGAAGATAACATCACCTAATAGGATTGAGATTTCTGCTGTTCAAGATTTAATGGAAACATTAAAAACAAAATACAATGTTAGTTTTGGCACAATAACGGCTGACCAATACCAATCTTCTCAAATGCTTCAAAACCTGCAAAAAATGAAATTACCTGCTGGAAGATTATCGGTGGACCGTTCTTTAGAAGCTTATTATAGAGTAGCTGCCACTGTCCATAATAATGCGGTAAGAATAGGAAATTGCCCTACTCTTTTCAAACAAGCAAAAGCTATCAAAGAAACAATGGGGATAAAAGACAAGCTGAAAAAAGATCCTAAAAAGAGTAAATTAACAACAAGATTAAGAAAAGACATGTTAGACTCTTTTGTGGGGTCTATATATAATGCTGTCAATGATGTGAAAGCAGAACCTATGTATTCGTTTTTCCATGAGAATTCTTCGTCTATAGAACTAAAGAACACTATTAAAAAAGAAGATTTAGAACAGATATAGAAAGGAAATTTATGTTGTCGGAACAAGAAATAGAATCCTTTATTGATCAACAAGTATTAGTGATAGGTGATATCATATTAGATAAATATTTAATAGGGACAGTTGATAGAATATCTCCTGAAGCTCCTGTTCCTATTTTATTGAAGACTGAAGAAATTAGTAAGTTGGGAGGAGCGGCTAATGTTGCTGCCAATATTTCATCTCTTAGTAAAAATAAAGTTGATCTTGTTGGTGTAACAGGAAATGACATGGAAAGTGGTGTTTTAGAAATACTAGCATCTGAAAGAAATGTTAAATTGCATATTGAAAAATCTTTGGATAGAACTATTTGTAAAACAAGAGTAATTTCTAAAGACCAACAAATTATAAGAATAGACAAAGAAGATACAGATATTTGTTTTTCTACTACAGAGCATATAGCAGATCAAATATTTAAATTGACTCATGAAATTGATTATGATGTTATAGTTATTAGTGATTATGGAAAAGGTGTTATAACAGAAGAAACTATCAATGCAGCTAAATTAGCAGGTGTTCCTGTTATAGTAGACCCTAAGCCTGTCAATAAAAAATTATACAACAAAGTCCATTTGATTACCCCTAATCACAAAGAAGCAAAGCAAATGTGTTCAGAAGGAATAGATTATTTTGACATAAGTAAAAAATTAGTAGAAGAATTGAATACAAATGTGGTTATTACATTAGGAGCAAATGGTATATATGCTCGTACTATTCCAGGCACTACTTGTCAATTTAAAGCACAAGCCCAGGAAGTTTTTGATGTTACAGGAGCAGGAGACACTGTCATTAGTATTATAGCATTATGTATAGGAGCAGGAATTGACATAGCCGTAGCTTGTCAATTAGCTAATAAAGCAGCAGGTATTGTGGTGAGCCATATAGGGACTTCCTATATCACTATAGATGAATTACTAGGAGAATGAAATGTTTGAAGTAGGAAAAAAGTTTATTGCATATGATAATTCTTTAGGGAATTCAGTATGCTTTTGGGTGGACACTTTAAATTTTAGAATCCAAGGGGATTTTAGAAAAGGAGATGTTGTAAGACTAACAACCTATGTATTAGAATCTCATAAAATCACATTAGAGGTTGAAAAGGTGGAAGATGAAGAGGAAAAGAAAAATGTGATAGACATATTGATCCCTATAAGTGCTGTTGGATTGGATAAAGATTTAGAATTAGAAGAACATGAAGATATAATAGCTAAATTGACAGACATAAAAAATGATAATAGGGTGTTTTTATTGATATTTTGTATTCCTTCAAACAGACGAAAAAAGATTAGAATTCCTTTGGGGAACACACAAAATATACTTGAATACACGTATGAAGGGATGTAATAAAAAATAATTATTTTATTCTTGACAAGTGAACTAATATAAGTTATATTAATAATATAAGTATTAGTTTATTTACTATTCTAGGAGAATGAGATGAACGAAGCTAATGAAAAAGGTAAAGGGCATAGTTGTCTTGCAGTGATAGTCGCACTTGTTGCTTGTTACATGTTCCTAGGTTACTGTTTTCCTTCATATGATGGACAAAAAACTAAAGCTACGATGAAGGCTGTTAATCCATTCCCTATTGGGCAGATGGTAACTATCAAGTTAAGTGGGCAGCGCGGGCAAGTTGTATTTAGTAATTGGGTAGGAATAAAGGTGCGGTATAGATGTGATTTCGTCGAAGAGCAACATGGGTGCAATGGTGTATTTGCAGAGACACCGATGACACAACGACCAGGGAGCTCCTATAAAGTAGATTGGTTTGATTCTTTTGAACTAACACCAATAACGGAGAAAATGAAAATTAACATTAACAATATCGAGAAAATTAACGAGAAAATGAAAATTAACATTAACAATATCGAGAAAATTAACGAAAAAATAAAAACGATAGAAATGAAGGCAAGAGCACGCACAATCGACGATGCAGCCCCACTCGATGACGTAATTAAAGAAATTGAAAAACGGCTGTCCACAATATTACCTAAAACATTCTGGAAGGGAATCAGGGCAAGAATTGACTTCAACGCTTAATCATTCCCAAGTTGCTATAACGGAATACCTGCGTCCACTGTTATTATAGTTGAGCGATGTTCCTCCGGGTGGTTCATTACTCAAATTTATCGTGGCGCAACTCAAGCAAAAGAAATTATATTTGGGATACCAACCGCGCTCGATGCAAAGATTTTATCACATATTAAAAATTCTATTAATGGTTAAATGGATGGAGAACAAATGGAATCTTTTGAATTTGAAAATAATGAAATAACTATCAAAAGTCCTTATGGTCATATGGATGAATATGATTTAAAAAACAAGATAAAATCTAAATTGAAAGAGGATTATGATGAAGAGGATTATGATGAAGAGGATTATGATTCCTTGTATTCAATATATGAACAAAATGAAGAAAATTTAGGTTTTGCAAGAGATCTTCTTGAAATAATAGATACACATATAAAGAATTTATCAAAAAAACCTTCTAAAGCAGATTTGACAGACACAATAAAATTTATAACAGCCGCCTTTGAAAATTCTTATTTTGAATTGTAAAGGATGTGAAAATGAATATGATAGAATGGATTGAAAAAGGAATGCCTAAATCCAAAAAACCTTTTATGGCTCAATGTTGCGTTTGTAAAAAATATAGAGATAAAAACAATGAATGGATTGAAGAAAATCCTGATCCAGATGCTTTGATAACACATACTTATTGTTCTGTTTGTGCAGAAAATTTTAAAAAAGAACTTGAAAAGGCGGGGATAAAATGAATACAAATTACACAATTACAAAACAAGCAGCAACTTTGCTCATAGATTCAGCGGCAAAATCTGGTATTCGTTTTGCTCTTACGGGGATTCTCGTTCAAGAATATGAAAACGGTCTCGTATTAGTATCAAGCGACACACATCGACTGACAAAAATAGAACTTTCAGAGTCAGAAGAAAAGGTTAAAGGCAAAATAATCCGGGAGAGAATTATAAACACAAAAGCATTTAAAGGATATTTGTCAGGAGTAACATCAGGTAAAAATCATATACTTGATATTGATATACTTTTCAGCCTTCCAATGGTTGACGGACAATTTCCGAAATATGAGGAATATATTCCTAATTATGAGGATGCATTCACAATCATCAGCCTAGACGCGACCAGTTGTATGAGAATATTCAAACCTGTTTTCTTTAATATTGATTTGTTAAATGTCGTTTTGAAATATGTTAAAAAGCAAAGCGGTGTTTTAGACATTCGAGTTTGCGAAGGTGACAATGAGCCATTCATTTTTAAAACAACGCAAACATTTACTGGAATAACAAATACAAATCAAGAACATATAACACATGTGATGATGCCTCTCGCTACTGGAAAATATGATTATTCAAAAATTAAAGGGATAAAATGAACATAAAAAAACCCATAGGACTATGTGATAAAAATGGGACAGAAATCCAAACAGGAGATGTTGTTGAATTCTATTTTGATGAAAATTTAGGATATAGTATGGAACCTGATAAAAAATACACTAGAATGAGAGATGTTGTAACAGAATATGAAAATAAATTTTATTTTAGTTGCCATTACGGTAGTGCTTTTGCTTGGAGACATAATAAATATTGTCAAATAATAGGGACAGATTTGTCTTTAGTGAACTCTTAAAAAGGAACAATATGAGTACAAATTATTACCTAGATGTTCCTGCTTGCAAACATTGTGGAAGAGTTATGGAACGAATCCATATAGGGAAATCAAGTATGAGGTGGAAATTTTCACTTCATATTTATAAAACAAAAGGTATATATAATCTTGGAGATTGGATTATTAGATGGAAAGATTATAAAATTTTTGATGAATACAATGAAGAAGTGCCACAAAAAGAAATGACAAATAATACTTGAAAGAGATAAATTATGGAAAAATCTAAGCTCCCATGAAGGAATAATAGGAGGAGCAAAATATGGTGGGAAGACTTATGATTTATGTCCTTATGAATTTTTTTAAAGGAAAAAATGGCTAAAAAATCTAAAGCAGTACGATGCTCTAAGTGTGGTGCAATAGCTAATATATGTCAAAATAAAAATGTTTCTAAAGGAATAAAAGGGGCATGGCATGTTTTTTGTATCTATTGTCAAGAGCCTATGATTCTTCAATGGAAAAAGAAAAGTAGTGCAATAAAAGCATGGAATACATGGCATGAGGAAAATAAAAATAGGGCAATAAAAAGATGGAGTGGAAGCTCTTCTTCTTAATCTCTTTATTATTTGGAATCCTTTCTCTGATCTTTTAAAAGAACAAAACTATGAGAAAAATTAAAATTCGTGGCAACATATGGAAATTAAAATACACGAAAGAACTAGATAGTGGCACGGATGGCCATTGTGATTATACAGATAAGACCATAAGGATTAAATCTAATCTAGCAGGAAGAGTGAAGCTAGAAACAGAATTACATGAAATATTACATGCTTGTTTTAATGATTTGGCAGAAAGTCCGATAGAAGAATCTGCCTATGATTTGTCACAAGTATTATGGAAATTAGGATACAGATCAAAAAAATAATTTATCTATTTTAAGGGGAATCAAATGAAGCCAACAGCTTGTTCAGTTGTACATCCAGATTCATATTATAATTTAGAATTTGAATGTAGTATTAAAAATTTTTATGATGTTGAAAAAGAGGTTGTGGGAATAGCACAGAATTTAGAAGAGAGAGAATGGAAAGACAAGGTAACACACAAATGGACTGCTAAAGGTGATCTTGAATCTATAATCATTAAAAATTGTGATATTTCTAAAAATTTTATTAAGAATATTTTAGATTATTATGAAGTAAAAAAGGGTATTGGTGATATGGATTTACATTTATCTATTTTAAGGAGAATCAAATGAAAGACAACGAAGTTAAGAAAGAAGAAGTTATTCAAGTATTTAAATCTTTAGGTTACAACAAAGCTTCAGAATGGGGTACAGAAAAGCTACAAATAAAATTGAATAGAATCCTTAAACAACCTAATTTTAAAGAGGAAATAGAAGATGGAATAGAAGACATCTTAATCCCCATGCTTCAAATCATAGATCAAGGAAAAAAAATTGAAATCTATGAAGAAAACAAAGTGGAAGAATGCGAAACAAAAAAGAGTAAAAAGAAACCTATTAAAAAGCCTGGAGTTATTCTTTCTATTGTTAATATTATCAAAGAACACCAGCCTATTAATAAAGCAGGAATATTAGAAAAGCTTGTTGTCCTTTTTCCAGAACGAAAAGCTAGTGGTATGAAGATTACTATCAATGCTCAAGTTCCCAATAGATTGATAAGAGAAAAAGGAATTAATGTGGTAAAAGAGGGTAAACAATTTAGTATCCCACTGTAATCAATAAAAAGGAAATGATATGAAGATAGGAATAGTAGGGGCAGGATATGTTGGGCTTGTAACAGGAGCTTGTCTAGCTGATTCAGGACATACAGTAACTATAATGGATATTGATTCTTTGAAGATAGAATCGCTTGATAATGGGATTATTCCCATATATGAACCTGGATTAAAAGATCTTATAGATATGGGTTCAGTAAATCAAACTTTGTTCTTTACTACAGACACACGAGACATAACTAATGGGAATAAAGTTATTTATCTAGCTGTAGGAACTCCTTCTGGTGATGATGGAGCAGCAGATCTTAGTTTTATTAAAGCTGCTGCTGTAAATGTTGCTAAAACTCTTAAAGAAAAAACTATTATTGTCATCAAAAGCACAGTGCCTGTAGGAACAAATAAAGAAATAAAGAAATTGATGAAAAAACACACAGATCAAAAAATTGATGTTGTCTCTAATCCTGAATTTCTAAAAGAAGGAGATGCAATAGATGATTTTATGTACCCTGACAGAATTATACTAGGATCTGGTTCTCCTTCTGCTATAAAAACGATGAAAAAAGTATATCATGACATAGAAGCATGTCCTATTTTAGAGATGAGCCCAGAAAGTGCAGAATTATCTAAGTATGCTGCTAATGCTATGTTGGCTAGTCGGATTTCTTTCATGAATGAAATGGCTTGTATATGTTCTAGGACAAGAGCAGATGTGGAAGAAGTCTCATTGGGAATGTCTTGTGATCAAAGGATAGGACCTCATTTTCTAAAAGCAGGGATAGGATATGGAGGGTCTTGTTTCCCTAAAGATGTAATTGCACTAAAAGCAATAGCAAGAGAAAAGGGAATACTTCCTATTATGTGTTCTGCAATAGATCGTTCTAATACACATCATTGCCTAAATCTTGGACTGAATGCTTTATGTCATTCCCCAAATCCTTTAGGGAATATAGCTATATGGGGATTGACATTCAAGCCAAATACAGATGATATGAGAAAAGCTCCTTCTTTAACTATTATTCAAGAGCTTTCTAATAGAATTAAAAGAACAACACACAGTAAGATTAAAGCTTATGATCCTATGATAGTAGAAAACAGAATAAAACCTATTGAAGGAGTTTCTTTTCATACGGACAAATATAAAATCTTAAAAAAGGCAGATGCTCTAATAATATGCACTGAATGGGATGAATTTAAACATGTTAATTTCAAAAAGATAAAGAAGAAAATGAGAACACCTTTAATTATTGATGGTAGAAATATGTATGATCTTGATGTTATGAAAAAACATGGTATAGAATACAGGTCTATTGGAAGACCTTTTGTTGACTAATTTTTAGGAGATTATTATGAAGTGTTTTTTATTCAGTATTTGTTTATTGAGTTTGTTTACAGGAACAGTAGCTTTTGGGGCAGAAGACCTTTCATTAGTAGAACAAGGAGCAGATTCCTCATGGTTGCCTGTCATCAAGCAAATATTATCCTTGGTTTTTCAAGTATGCACTCCTATATTTCTAATGGTGTCTGTTTATGTTGCTAAAAAATTAGCTGCTAAATGGGACGTAGAACTAACAGAATCCCATGAAATTATTCTAAATGGATTAGTGAAAAAAGGGGTCAACTGGGCAGATGCTTGGGCAAAGCTACAGACAGAAAAGCCTTTAAAACAAACTAAATTGCAAACAGCAGTAGGTTTTATAACAGCGGAATTGAAAGGATCTAAATTGCCAGCGGTTGCTAGAGAACGTTTGGTAGCTCTTGTTGAAGCTCAATTGTGTTTTGATACTAAAATCCGTATTAATAAGGAAGCTAATGAATAAACCTGAACATGAAACTGACATCGAAACACTAATAGAAGCTATGGTGATATTATCAAACAATATAGAATCTTATGATGGTGTAGCAAATGTAGCTATACTTGAAGCTGCTAATAGACTAGAACAATATAGGAAGGAAATAATAACACTTAAATCAACAATAGAAAAAATGGAGAAACACAATGAACGGTGAAGAAATCGGCGAGATACTGAAGAATGCATATGAAGAAATATATGGTAGAACTAATAGCCCTAGTGGTATTTTCCATGGAGGTAATGCAGGTAATACGGCGATTGCCGTATCATTAATTGAATCTGCAAAGTCTATCGAAAATGGTATGTTAAAGATAGCAGAGGCTATCCAGGAAAGCAAGAAAGAGCAAATATACGTTCCTCTTACAAATCCTCAACCACAGCCATTAGACCCTTTTTATGATAATAGAGTTACATGCGATACAAACACAAACACAAAGGACTTGGAAGGATTTAATGGGGAGGGAGAAAAACAATAGATAGAAACATCACATAATAAAACCCTCTATTTTGACATAGAGGGTTTTTATATTGACTATTTAATAATTAAGAACGGCTAACAATCATCTCAACATTAGTGTCTAATTTAACACTAGAAGTTGCACTATACTGCTGCTGCTGACCAGTTTCAAGAACTTGACCATTTACAACACCTAAATCATTTGATATTTTTATACAATAATTACTATTGGTGTCTACAAAAATATCATTTATTACTAAATCCTCAAATTTCTTTGTTACTAACTTACTTGGTCTTGTTGTGATAATAACCATACTTTCTCCTTTAGAATAAGAGACTATTCTCTTATTAATTTTCAAACATATCTTCTATCAATTTATCCAAATCATACTCTGGTTTCCATCCTAATTCAGATCTAATTTTAGAACTATCACCTCTTAATACAGGCACTTCTGCAGGTCTAAACAAATTATTATCTTGACTAATTATTACTTTCCCATCATACATACCAACTTCATAAGCATCACTATCTATAACAGTACAGCACCATTCTATTCCAATTCCTACATGGTTAAAGCACCTAGACACAAATTCTCGAATAGAATAACTATGCCCGGTAGCAACAACCCAATCGTCCGGCTTATCGTGCTGAAGTATTAACCACATAGAATCAACGTAATCTTTAGCATGTCCCCAATCTCTTTTAGAATCAAGATTACCTAGTAATAAAACTCCTTTTCTTGTTTCCCTATAGTTCTTAATCCATTCCACAACCTTCTTTGTGACAAACGTTTCTGTCCTTCTAGGACTCTCATGGTTAAAAAGAATCCCGTTAGAAACAAACATATCATAAGATTCTCTGTAATTTCTAGCTATCCAATATGAGTATAGTTTAGCCACCCCATAAGGACTTCTAGGATGGAAAGGACTGTTTTCATTATATCCTTTTTCTGGTTGATTATAAGCAAGTCCACCAAACAATTCACTTGTGCTAGCTTGGTATATTTTACAATTAGGATTATGTTTTCTCAATGCTTCTAATAAATTAAGAGTTCCTAAAGCATCTACCTGAGCAGTGTATAGAGGAATATCAAAGGAAGTTCTAACGTGGGATTGAGCTGCTAAATTGTAAACTTCATCTGGAAGAATTTTTCCTACCAAACTATCAATACAAAGAGGATCTGTCAAATCCCCATTTACACTATAGAAATTAGGATGTGATAATAAATGATCTATTCTAGAAGTATTAGGAGTAGAAGAACTTCTTATTAACCCATAGACTTGATGTCCCTTATCTAAAAGCAATTCAGTAAGATAAGATCCATCTTGGCCAGTTACTCCTGTTATCAAAGCTTTATTCACGAGTGCTCTCCTCAATAATAGAAGCATATTCTTTAACTTCTTTGATTATGTATGTCTGTTCATCTTCTGTCAATCCTGGATAACTAGGCAACATAAAACATTCATAAGATAGTATATCTGATATTTGATATGAATCACAAATAACTTTATCAGATAAATGTTTATGCTTAGAAGCAGAATAGAACATAGGTCTTATCTCTATCCCCTTAGATTTAAAATGCTTTTCAGTCCTCTTATAATTATGAAGTCCAAACATTCCTATGCCCATCATCCAATTAGCAGGCATTGTGCCGGGTTCTATGCTTTGATAGTAAATAGGATCTTCTATAAATTCAGTTTTATATCTATCGAATATGTTTAATTTTTTCTCTAATATTTCATCGAGGGAAAGTAATTGACCTAGAAGAATTGCTGCTTGAACATTAGTCATCCTGTAATTATACCCCATAATATCATGAAGATATTTTCTGCTAGTCTGCCCTTGATTCCTTGATTTTAAAGCAAAATTATAAACATCTTCATCGTTTGTTACTAAAGCTCCTCCTTCTCCACATGTTATGGTTTTATTACTGTAGAAAGATAAAGCAGAACACAAACAAGAAGTACCGGAATAAGATTTATAATTGTCATATCGACCTAAAAATCCTTCGCAATTATCTTCTATAAAAACAGCTTTAGGGAATCTTTTCTTCAACTTAGGAACATCCACAATATTTCCTAGATTATGAACAATTAAAAAAGCAGTATTCTCTTCATTATCTAAATTTAAATTTTCATAATTTGCATTCCAAGTAGCTATATCTGTGTCAAGAAGAACAACATCCCAATTATTTTCATCATAGAATAAAGTATTCCAAGCTGCTACATAAGCATTATTAGGAGCAATAATAGTTTTGATATTGGGATACTTATGTTTCAAACTCTTTACAACTAGATGCGTTGCTGAAGTTCCGTTATTGGTAAGAAGAACATGCTTCACCCCTAATAGTTCTTCTAATTTTTCTTCTGCAAAATCAAGATAATCTCCTGTAGAAGAAATCCAAGTACTGTCTAAAGCATCATGAGCATGTGTTAATGTTTGGTCATTCAGGTAAGGTTTGTATACAGGAATCATATGTTCTTTCTAGTAAGTTTTGTGCTTCTTTTGGATAAGACTATCAAATTTATTTTCATCTTCATAAGCAGTTAATTCTAACCCCTGTACAAATTTAGTATCTATATCATCAATTAGATTGTTTCTTTGAACATTTAGATCACAAGCTTTCTTAAGACAAGCCCATAAATTTTTAGCCCCCTCTTCTGAATTAAAGTATTTGTCCTTAAATTCATTAAAGTCCATCCTTCTCAATTCATACAATAATTCTTGATTGTTCCACATTTTAAGATTAACGCCCTGCAATCTGTCAACTAATGCTCCTAATGTCTCTCCCATGGTAATCCTTTCTGATATAATACGGTTAAATGGCTATTCTCTAGCTTTCTAAGCGACTTTAAAAGTAAAGTGGTATAATCATTACCTTTTTGAATTAGACCTTGTTAAATGGGCAGTATATAGCTAATATTACCGAATACAATAGTTTTCAGGCTTCCATAATTGAATTTCAGTAGTTTTTAATGCTTTAAACCAACTAAATCCCAAACTCTTATATAATTCCTTTGCATGTTCATTAGAGGAGTCAACGGATAGATATATACAAGGATACCCGTTTATGGTAGCATAATTTAATAGAGATTCTACTATCTTTCTTCCGTATCCTTTTCCTAAATAAGATTCTGCTACACAAACCCCTAACCATATTTGAAATTCTTCATCCACATCTAAATGACCATAAGTTACAGGATTATCTCCATCATATCCCAACAATGTCAAAGCATGTTTTTCTAAACTGTCTATTCCTCTATTTTCAAAGTACCGGAAGGATTGGAGGGAGGTTCCTGCATTTTCTATGAATTTTTCCACATCTTGTCGGTGGGTTTCTAATACAATAGATCTAATTTTCATATCTATTCCTATTGGCATAAATGAGAATTAATACAATTCTCTTTGAAATATGGGTATCCTTGAGAAATGTAAGCAGTGAATAAATCTTTAAAATCTTCTTTTGTTTTCATTATCATAAAAGGACCATACTTAATTGATTTTAACCAGTCTTCTCCAAGTTCATTTCTGATCATAAAATGAGGAGCTCCGACTGCGAAATTAAGCACCCCCATACCAGAAGGCACTCCTACAAAAGCATGACTATTAGATAAAATAGAAGCACATTCTGCTATAGATAAATGACTACCTAGTCTAACAGGAATAAAATCCAAAGACAAAATAAAATCAGTTATATAATCCCAATCACTAAAAGAAGAGAAGTTTTTCTCCCCATGAGATTTACCATCAAACTGATAAGCTACTATTTTACTTGTATTATTTATATTCCATTTTTTGTGAGTTCTATAAAAGGAATGTACTATGTCTTCACTAGGAAGATGAGCAGAAGTAGGAGTTTCGTCCGTTAATTCAATTGAACCTAAAGAATCAATTAAAGGTAAAACTTCATTTATCTTTCCCTTGTAATCCTTAATTTTACTACCTCTAGGATACCAAGTGGACACTCTTATTATTTCATTTCGTTCTATGCTCCATCTCAAATAAAGCATTACACTACCTATTATGTCACCTAATCCTGTGCCTATACATCTATATATTTCATCTGATTTTTTCATATTTCTAATCCTAATATATCAACTGCAAGTTTAGCATTGGCAGGATATCTAACATTATCTTCATACCATTTACTAGCATTATCTGCTATGAATTTTAAGTAGTCTGGTACAATTTTTTATAGCTTCATATTTAGATTTAATCATCATATATCTATGATCATTAGAATCATTTTCCCAGTCAATATTTACTGAGACATAATGGTAATCAGGAATAAGATCATTATACATTGAATTTAATAGTCTAGGCATTAATACAGGAACACCTAAACCAAAGCATTCTATTTCTCTATGACAGAAATTACCATTGCCTGGTAAACTTAATGCTATCTTTGCTGATATCAATTCTTTAAAATAAACTTCTTCCGGAATTCTTTTATTCCAATCCTCTATGACAACACCACTATTCATCAACTCCATTACCACTGAATGCCTGTTTCTACGAGCATCTCTAGCTGTAGTGTTAGCTCTAAAATGCAATTTATCTAAGGTGTTTCTATTTGAATTGTCATTAAGTAATTTACTTCTAATTTTTCTAAACAACCAAGGATCTTGTTCTGTGTAAACGTAAGGTCTTATTTTGTCTGAATAATCCCAATATCCTTTACTTGCACTGTTCATACTAGGTCTGTATTGACATTGCAGACAAGTTTTGAAATCAGGTCTATTTAAGAATTTTATAAAATCAAGAAAACTGTAATTTTTATCATGATGACATAAAACGTGATATTCTTTTTTCTCTAAATCATGTAAAACAATAGATCTTTTGAAATATTTGTAAGCAACATCTTCCTCAATCCACTTCCCTTTATTGTCTAATATTTTTAAGGTAGATTTATCTAGTAATTCTACTTCTTGTTTAAGTTCTCGTCTTAGATAACATTCAATGTCCTTAGCAAAATATTTATCCCAATTATCATACGCATATATATGAAATCTCATTATACATATTCCTTAACTTTGATTTTAAAGTAATTACAATAAGTTACAATAGTATCTTTTAATAATGAGTACCAATAACGAGTAGATTTTAAACCATATTTCTTCCATCCATGGTGAAATTCAATTACTAATTGATTCACATATAACATAGTAGATTCTTCCATCATCTTTGGTAATACATGGAATTCTGCACCTTCAATGTCCATCTTAAGAATAATCTCATCATTCTTATCAAAAGTATCTTCTATCCATTTACTAAAATCAATACAAGCAACATTTTCATCATGATCAAAATAGTATTTAGAAGTCTTATTATCTCTTGTTATGATAGAAGAAGACACAGAATTATCATGGGTCATCATACAATTAATAGAACCATTATGAACATAAACTGCTTTATGGAAAAACTCTCCTTTAGCCCCATATTTATTAAGCATATCATGAACAGGAAATCTAAAATCTTCATTCACATCAAAAGCAAAAATCTCATACTCAGAAGGATTCTTAATATCAGGAAGCATTCCACCGCTAAGGAAAAGTTTTATTGTGTCCCCATTATTACAACCAGCATCTATAAATATTTTTCTCATTTCCAAATAACTCCTATTCCAATCGGTTCGGGGAACCTTTCCAAATCTTCATTAATAAATTCTGTATGATGATATTCTTGTTTTATTTCTCCCCACAATTGACTTACCCCACAACCTTTTAATTGAAGATCATGGAAAGCAATAAATTTACAGTGATCTTTTACTTTTTCATAATCTCTTTTCACACCTTCATAAGAATGATCCCCATCAATAAGGCAGAAATCAAATCCTTTTCCTACTTCTAAATTCTTAGAATCTATCTTTTCAAATACACAAGTAGGGAATTTAGAAGTGTACCCATGGTAATTATGTTTAGTGATTATCTTATCGCTTATGTCAATTCCGTAGCTGTATTTAAATTTAGAATTGATTCGTCTAAGGAAGCTGTCCACTGTAAAGAAAGTTCCTCCTCTTTCTGTTCCTATTTCTAAGTAAGAATCTATTTGATCTTTGACAGTATACATAAAGGAAAGTAATCCAGCAAGTTCTTGAGGGTATTGTTTGCATCTAACCCCACCCCAGCAATCAACTACCTTCTTATCATCTATTTTTAAAGTCCTTACATTCAGACTTAATCCTATGCTATCATTTATCAATTCTGATAATAAATGTCTATCGAATAATTTAGACATAGGAAAGTTATTAAATAGATCATATAATTCGGTGTTCATGCATTTTTTATGCTGAGATTTTTCCATTATTGTTTCCTTCTTTTCTTCCTTATAATCATAATCAATATCTTCATACCTTGTCCCTGTCCAGTTTGTTCTTAACTGGAAAGGATCTCCTTTATCTTCATAAGTGTATTTCTTAATACTATCCCCAAAATATTTAATGAACAGATTTTGCAGTTCATTAGAAATGGAAGCTTCATTACTAATGTTATTCCTATTCCTGGTATGAGTGTCCCATGCTATCCGATTTAATGGATGGAAGTGAACTACTTTAATAGGTTTTTCACTGTGTATCCATCTTTTAGCATAACCCGAACACCCTAGATTCCAAGTAGGATTAAGAATAGTGACTCCATCTTTAAACAACTCTTTGAACACATAATCAATTGTAGGTTCTTCCCTAGCTTCTCTGTTTCGTTCTAACCTATCACATACTTCTTCAATTATATATTGAGATTCAGGACTATAAAACATGCTCCCACCATTAAATTTAGGTCTACTATATTGAGCAGCACCAACATGTTTAATCTCAGGAAAATGAAAAGGAGAACATTGCCAAGCATCTAAATCATGTATCCAAACAGTTTCTTTCATCATGTCATGGCGGAATAATTCTCTTACAACAAAACTCTTACTACCAGTCAAGCAATCTTGATTAAGTGGAAGATAGAAAGCATTAACTCCCATAAAAGAAAATGGGAAGTTAGTAACAACCCATATATCCTTATGATTCCACCCCATGTTAATGCTATTCTCTATCTGAGCTTTAAGTTCTAGTTGTAATTTATCAAGAGAATACTGCTTAGCACTATTAGTTTTCTTATCTTGAAAATTAGCCACCATGACATTCTTCATTTATTTATCCTTTATCTCGAACTCACTTACATACGCAGTTTTTCTATCTCCATTATGAAACCAAGCACATTCATATTTAACATCTTCTTTTGTGATATGAATCCCAGTTACCCAAGATTTAATGTCATCATATAAACAAATTTCCTGCCCTATTTTAAATTTCAATTCTGCTGTAAAAGTATGCATTAACAAGTAGCTCCTTCATATGGAGTGTTCCCAGTAGTGATGATGCAGTCACCTTTTTTAGTATCTCTGAAGTCAACATCCTTCAGATTATACTGGAATATATCACAAAATAGTTTAGTCCCTTGTTTAACTAAATGATTTGTAATGTCATCTACAAGAATGATTCCACCTTCTTTGACAGTGTAAAGAGCTACAACTAGATCATGGAAACATCCATTTACACTATGATTACCATCAACATGGAAAAAGTCAATAGGCTCATCAAATTCTTTTAACAAAGTACAAAGCTGGGAATTTTTATAGAACAATTTGACTTGTGATTTTGGGAAATGCTTTTTTAAAGTTTCTTTGACATAAGGTAATGTGTCCGTTGATCGCACTCCACCACTACGACGATTTCCTGTAGTTAAATCAAACCCATAGTAATGGGCTGTAGGGCAAGCACTTAGATAAGCATAAGCAGAGTATCCATACCTTACACCTATTTCTACAATAGATTGAGGATTAAACTCCTTACATATGTCATAATTTTCTTGGAATGCTGTGTATGTTTCATCAGATTTCCAAAACTCATTATCCTTTTCGTTTGGATGGAGGCACTTCATGTAATGTTCTTTATCAAACATTCTCGACCTTTCTAGCTAATACAAAAATTCCTAGTCCACTTGTGGGACAGAAGTTATTAAAATGAACATGATGAGTTTCTGAAAAAGTATCTCTCATCCATTCTAAATAAGTAACGAGAGAAGGGAACTCGTTAAAATGCTTAAACTTTCTACTGTTATTAGGGTAATGAATTTCTAAACCTAGATGAGTGCTTTGCTTCATTATTTCTTCACTTGGTTTATGGTCTATAAGAAATCGTTCCCCTCCCTCGGTATCAATAATAAATAATGTTTTCTTGTTCATATCCACATCGATTAAATCAACCAATTCATTTAATCTTTTTGATTCTACTGCATAACTACCGTCCACAGCAGCTTCTGTAAAGTAATGAGAATCAATACTTCTAAGATTCATGTAAAGAGGAGTATTATCACCTAAACAATAATTATGAATAGAAGAATCAGGAAAAGCAGAACATAGAGCTTCATAGTTCTCTTTGCAAGGTTCAAAACAATAAGATTTTGTATTAGGATGTTCTTTCAAAAAAGGAGCAGTAAATTAACCTCTACTAGCTCCTACATCTAATACATAATCAAAGAAATCAGGTTTATAGTAACAAATATGGTAATCACATAAGACATTATAAAGATCCATTTGAACTCCTCACTTACGATTAACAATGCCTATAATACAAGACTGAGGAGCCACTATAAATTTACCACCGTAAATAGTATATTCCCTAATTCTGGCATCGGTCACTACAATGACTTCATCCCCTGCATTTAAATCTTTAACCATTTTCCCAACTTCGACTACAAAAGTCTTTGTGTCTGCTGAATTTTTCTTAACTCCTTCGGGGAGTTCAAGTGTAGTAGTTTTCAATTCTTGGACTTCTAATACTACCATATCATTACGTGGCTTAAGTGTTACTACTTCTTTCTTCATTTTCATTTACTTCTCCTTTGGAATTAAAATGGTTCAAAATTTCATTACATTTATCAACTAAAGTTTCAAAATGAACTGCTACGCTTATTCCTTCACATCTAAAATGACGACCCAAAGGATCTATAATATAAAGATTTTTTTGAGGATTAATTTGATCCATGGGAATTGGATATCTATTATGAGGGAATTGAATCCACAAATAAGAATTATTTTTAAACATATAAAACAATTGAAAAGAGATAGATTCTTCTGTTTCTATCCCATCTTTGAATATATTAATATCTGAATTCCCTAAGAGTAGCATGTATTTCCTTATATTGAAATCAATTCTTCGCCAAAGTTTTTAACAACGGAAGCTTGTCCCCAATGAATATCTTGATTAGCTATGAATTGTTTTTTATCTAATTTATCAAATGTTATTTTTTTGTTGCCTTCTTCTGTTTCTTTACGATTTTTATTCTTCATGTTCTTTATCTTATCTTGACGAGGAGTAACTATCCTTTCACTAAATTGGTTCTGCCAATAACCCCACCACATCAATTTACATCCTGTAGCCATTGCCCTATATAAGAGATTATGATCATCAAATCCATAACTATCTAAATCCTCATCATATCCTCCTAACTCCATAAATTCATCTTTGTAGAATCCTATCCTACCATGCATCATTCGTTTGCCCTTACTGAATGCTGCTTTTTTAGTTCTTATTTCCGCCATTTTATTAAGTGTTGAAGCAAATCCTTTACCAGTGAAATTATCAGCATCTAAATTATTGACAATATCTCCACTAGCTAATTTAAAAGCAACATTCCTAGAATGGCTCATAGTATAAAACTTAGGTTCACGAGTGCAATAATATACCAATTTACCACTTTCAATATGAGGCATCATATAGTCTTTTACCCAATTATCCATTTTGTCTTGACTGTTATAATTGAGTAAAACAAATTCTACATTAGGATAGTCTTGATTATCCATTATGTTCTTAGGTAAAGTTATCATCAAGTCATGCAGTCGATTCATGCATGTAGTACAAAGTGAGATTTTCCTAAATTTAATCATCTTAGAAGCTGAATCAGGAACAGGATCATTAGCAGGATCCCAGAAGTCCCAATTCCAATCATTCCATATAGCCATTATTCTTCCTCTTGGTCATGTTTAGCGTCATCTACTCTTTGAAGTCTCTCTTGTTCTTCTAATTCTTGTTCTTCTACTCTGCGTGATATCTCATCACTTAATGATGATATAGCTTTAGCAGCATCAGTTAATTGAGGATTAAATTTACTAAATGCACCTTCTTTTTTAAGAAATAAAATAACTCTTGCTATAAGCCCATGAGCATACTGAGTTTGATAATCTTCTTTTCCAGTATCTAACGATCTTACTTTTGTACTATTATGAGCATATGCACAATCTCCTAATATCTCTTCATAATATTTATCATACTCCATAACACTATATACGTACATATTATCTTTAACATATTTTAGAACACTATTCTCTTTATTAAGGCGTTCATGCTCTATAATATCTCCTTTTTCATAGATAGGAGCTTTCATAGACCATGACCATATACGTTGTTCAAATTCTGATAAATTACTTGGACAACTCATTTTATTTCTCCTTTCAAAAAATCTAATTTTTTTCCTTTAGATAATAGGAAGCTTTATAACAAAAATAAAAAGCTGTAACATATATTAGTATATCGCTCATTGTAAAAATTAAAATCTTTTAATCACTTTTCGGCAATGTATTTTACCAGTCTAAATTTAACTCCATCACCATAATAACCACAGTCTTGTTCTGTAAGTGATTTTGCTCTTCTAATAAAAAATCTTCCTTCTGATCTAGAATCTACCCTCTCATAAATGCTCCAGCTTTCCCCACGGTTTACTTGTATAACCCATATATAATCTCTTATTATTTGCATTTCTTAAACCTCACAGCCTTCGGACGCTCGATAGTGCAATCGGCATCATAGTCATAGTGACGTAAGCACCCATCCTTATCGCGCCATTTAACGCAATTGTTGTCTTTGTACTCCTTGCCTTCGCCATCCTCCCACACGTAGCCGGAGAAGTTAGCTTGATCGGTTGCGTAGGACAGCTTTATTGCCCCATACTGTGGGCAGTCAACCCACCACGTACCACAGTCCACATATGGTTTTGCGTCCACATAACCAAGCTCTTCCTTTGGCTCAAGCCGCCAGTTGGATAGGTCGGTTGTGTCTTTAGTGAAAACAAGCCTTCTTTCATAAGCCTTGTTCCTTATTGCTTCGCCAGTTAAAATTTGCTCCTTGTCCTTGCACCACGCTCTGCCACCATTCTCCAAGCACTCAAAAATCGTTTTCATTATTTCTCCTAGAATATTTACTTTATGAAATTCAAAAATCGTTCTATTATCTTTTCTGTAGTAAACCACTTTGAATCTATTATTGATTGCCTTCTCATACCATCTAATAGTACAGAGTCTTCAATTAACAAAGATAATTTTTCAATGAAGTCATCATTATTCTTGCACAAATAACCATTGCATGAATTTTCTACTTGCATCCTATTACCACCATCGGCATCGGTAGCCAGTACAGGACAACCACTCATGACACCTTCTGCTACTGCCCTAGACCAAGGTTCTTGCCTCTTCCAATCAGGATAAAACAAGAATATGTCAATACCATACAAATAAACCTTAACAGGAATAGAAAATTCTTTCCTCAATATAACATTAGGAATATCTTGAACTGATTTAACAAAATCTTTACCACCACCCATGAAATCCCATTGAATCTTATCTTCCCCATATTTCTTATTGATCTCTAATATCAAATCTCGATGTTCTTTGTTCCACTTACTTCCCAACCCTTTAGAATGCTTTCCTATTCTAACAATATCAGAAGGAGATTTATATTCAGAAACAGTATCAGGATTTATAGGACTTTCTAATATCATTTTATTAAAATGCTTAATCTTTTCATGCTTGTCTTTTTTGTCTATCTCTTTGAAAAAACGTTCATTGGTAGGAAGTAATCTGAGATCTTTACATTTTTGCTGGACATGTTCTAAATGACGGGCAGGACTTACTATGAAATTGAATAAAAAAGACATGCTTTTAATCTTAGTCAAATCAATGAAACTACTATGTCTATCTGACTTACCTTCCCAATAATCTACCGTAGTGAAATATTTACTGTCTGTATTCACTACCAAGATATGATCCATATGATAGAAAATATCTGGATTATTCATTGAATCCATGCTGATATGAACTTTAGGATCTAATTTCTCAAGGATTTTATCGGACACCCTTGTTTTCTCTACCAGAAAATAAACTTCATGATCAGAATATTCAACTAAACCATTTGCTAATTCTACACATCTAAACTCTGATCCACCTGCCATTTCAAATTTAGAAAAGATACCTATCTTCATCTATTTTCCCTCTCCTTTAGGAATTTCATTATCTTCCGGCTTTACCAATCGCAAATGAGGAATATTCTTCTCTTGGTCCTCTTGTTTCGTTTCTTCTATCTTATTATCTGTTTCTTTTTTAGTTTCTTCAAAAGAAAATGCGTTTTTTTCTCTTAAAAAGTTAATTAAAGCATCTCTACCCTGTTTTTCCTTGTCTTCATCGGACATCCCGTACTTACTAGATAAAGATTTTAATTGATCATCATCCCAGCCTAAAATGTCTTTTTCGGTAGGCTTTGTAACTCTTTCAGGAGGTAAATCAGGATTAGAATATTCTTTTATTGACCTAACCACATCTTCTACTGTTATCATATCTAAGCACTTAGGTATAACTTGACCACTATCTGTAGTAACAGGATATACACATAAATCGGCATCTTTATGATCTTTGTCCCCAATAGGTTCAATTCTACTCTTCCAACAACCTCCCCCAGAACAACAAGGCAATTTACCACAAGAATGTAGATAAGCATGATTTGTGTACATTTCCCAAACAGCAGGTTCCCTTCCACCTGCTAAAACAACGCAAGGTCGAGTATTTCTACCATATTTATCAGGCATTGGAATAGCTGCAGCGAGATGCATTGGTAAAGAAATAGGAGTAACAACACCGAAAGAATGGTATATAAGACGGATTAATTGCCTCATATCGGTCTTACCAATCAGATTAATGACATTGTCACCTCTTAAATCCTTATGAATATGGTTTTCGTCTTTAGATCCTATTTGAACAAATGTAATGTCTGGAAGGGAACTAACCACATCTTGATATCTTCCAAATTCCCATAATTTACAGGTATAATCTGTTTTACAACCAGCATCTATAACCCAGTAAGGAAGCTCTTTTCCAGTCAATTCTTTGATCTGACTAAACCAAGACTTTTCAACATCACTAATATGAATATCACCTTTTAGCTTGGTTAAAGAGATGTTCAATCCTAATTTTTGGTTTAAATCATCTATACACCCATGTGTAAAATGAAATCCTCCCTCATTCGATTCGTGGATTAAAGGATAATCTAATTTGATACGAATAGCTCTAGGATCTCCATCTGATATTTTAGTGATATTAGGGTGGGCTTCAAATATAGCATCACAGGAAGTTCTTACATCTGTTATAAATAAATTAGGATAATGATAATGAAGATCACGAAGGGCTGCTGTTACTGTGACCACATCCCCAGGAGACAATTGATGTTCTAATATCAATTTGATAGGGGGTTTCATTCCTCGTATATCATACAGCTGGTTGTCAATCTTTTTAGTGGATTTGATCAGAAAAGGAGTTCTAATAGCCTTCGAAGATTGATTGTTTTGGTTTGTTTGAAGATTATTTGCTTGTTTTTGTTTCTTCCTTTGGACTGCTCTTTCTCTCTTTTTTTGTTCCCTTGAATTTTTAGCTTTCTTATTTGCTGCCATTGCTCCTCCTTGTAAAGTATGTTAGAAATATAATCTTACTTATATAACATTTTATCAAAACTTTTTATTGCTTTATTTTAATAAATTTTATTCTATATCCATTGTGCTGCAATGTCAATATCATTTTGGAATCCTATTGCTGGTTTAGTTATGTCAATATAACCACCTAAGCCAGAAGTGTCTTCCTCAAAGATTGGGACATTCACAGTAGTATCAACAACATCATTAGTGTATCCTATCATATGCAATAAAGTGGAGTCTGAATAAATATTAACATGACCTAGAGCATTGAATACAAAGTACAATTTATTATTCACATCAAGATTATCAGCATATCCTGTTATTTTATAGAACCCAGATAATTGACCATAAGTATCTCCTGTCTCAATTATAGTTCCTACACTCCCCGAAGAAGAACTGCTTGATGAATTCGAGCTACTACTACTGACACTACTGGAACTGCTCGACTGGACACTTGAGCTACTATCAGAACTAGAATTACTGGAACTACTCGATTTACTTGAACTTACAGAACTTTTACTGCTTGAAGAGCTACTTACAGAAGAGCTTGAACTCTTGCTAGAACTTGAAGAACTCTTAGAACTTGAAGAACTACTATTAGAGGAACTTGAACTAACCGAACTCTTACTAGAAGATACGCTTGATTGACTACTAACAGAAGAGCTTGATACCGAACTGTTCTCACTAGATGTACTGGACATAGAACTGCTTGAGCTAGAAGAGAAGTAAACTGTTCTTTGTCCTTTTACCTTAATATCAGAACTATTTAATTTAGCAATCTTTCTAAATGAATCTGTTCCAGTAACTTCAAAATAATTATTAATAGAATACTCATCATCAACAGACCATGTTATTGAACATGTTTTTACTCCAGCCACTTCCGTTATAGTATTCCAAAAATAACTCTTGGCAACAGCCTCATCAAAATCAAAATAAGTAGGAACATACAAATCATTTAAAGCTGTTTCTATATTTGACAAAACAGTGCTTGAAGAATACCCACTCGATACTTCCACATCCACTAATAGATCAACATTTAATACGATAGGAGGAATATAAACTAAGGTGTTGGTAATAGTCTTGTAATCTTCCATAGTAGTTTTTACTGTTTCCGACAAAGGAGTAGCATCGGCGGTTATGTGGTAAGGTGTTCTAGTCAAACTACCCGCCACAAAAGCTGATCTTATTAATATGGAAAAGTTATCTCCTCCAGGAGCTACTTGATCAACTATTTTTAATTCTCTTGCTATTATAACTGTATTACCTACCGCTATTCCAGAAGTAGAGAAATTAGTGCTTAGATCAGTTACTTTATTAAAATCACCTGATCCTGGAAGATTTTCAGTGATGGTAGCAGTTCCGTAAACTATTGAATTGTCAATATCTACACAATCAGAATCAACAGCAGTGAATCTAATAGTGTTTCTCATTTCAATATTGGCAGGAGTTACTTCTTCTTCCCCCCATGCATTTGATTTGGATATCCCACTAACTGATTCTACCCAATACTTATAATCCAACTTAGTAACAGCTCTCAAACCAGAAGCATATAAGTTTATAGAATTGGTTCTTGATTGGTCTAAGCTTTCCGAATCTAACCCATCGGACAAAGTACCTACTGTTAAAGCATATTTAGCAGTATCATAAACAGATCCGCCAGAAGTCGTAGGAGCATTTGACGAGAATTTACTATTAAAGAAAGCGGTTGTATTCCCTGCTAACCCATCGGTGGTTAGATAAGTTACAGTTATTTTAGTGCCATCACTAAAGGGATTCTTTCCATAAGTCCCATCCCCAAAATACAATCTTAATTTATCATCAAAACTATATCTAAACCAATACCATCTATCATTATCTCTGGCTCTCGGCATTCCAACAGTTGCCTTAGTGTATTCGGTAACTGTTCCGGTTGATTCATCTTCTACAAAAACTGTTATGTACGATTCACTGATATTTATAAAAGAATCTGTCAATTCTATATAGGATACTGTCTCATCTATGTCTTTAGTGAAAGTTTGTAGTTCACCTTGGTATACTGTGAAATCATATTCTCTGTTATAATCAGCAGTTATAGCAACACCAGAAGCGGGGGCGATGGAAAAAGTAACAATTATATTACCCGTATCATAATCAACTGTTCCTGAAACAGTGTTGTTAGTGCCTGAAATCAAACCTGCCCCGTCATCAGAAGCAACAAGAATTCCTGCTCTATAGATGTTTAAAGAAGAAGTTGATATCTTATTACTAAAGGTGATCTCAAAGGAAGTTGCTATGGCGTTCCCTGTTCCAATAGCAGTCCCTCCAGGAGCTATAATAAATTCATCCTTAGTAGTTATATCATAATCACCTTTTAAAGTAGTCCCTGCATCTATATATTGGGTAGTATCAACCGGGGAATCAAACACTAAAGTAGAAGTACCTGAAGCAGCTTTTTTCCTAGTAGGTGTGTATCCTAACTCAGCACCTAAATTATATATAGATGACTTAAAAATAGCTGTGTTCATATAATTTTCAATTACTCTTCTCTCCAAATAATACCCTAAATGGTCGATCGAAGCAGCCATAAGTTCAACAAAAACAGTCCCAGAACTTGACTCCCACTTATCTTTCCATGCAGGATAAGCTGGATCATTTTCACTTACTTGAGCTGTTATTCTTTCAAGTAATCTAGTTTTAGTGGATTCAAAATCGTATTGCTTCATCTATAAACTCCCTTAAAAATTAATTCTCCAATATACTTCTAACTGAATATTATCATTCTTAAGAACTCTACCGCTATCTGAAGCTCTTATAGCAAACATGGCAGAATCAGAAAACAATCCAAATTCGGTATACCAATCTGACACATTACCTTCTGATCTAGCAATCAAAGTATAAAATGAAACTGAAGTGCTTGTTGGGTAAGAAACACTGGTAATACTTTTCCTGTATGTCTCAGTCTCTAAAGCAGATTCTGTAACTACAGGTTGAATAGGCGTATCGGGATCACCTACCGCATGGTGTCCTGTTCCCATTCCTAAATATTTGACTATATAACTACTATCATCAGGATCTGATATCCCTATAGGCATCGCTAATTTAGCATTATTAACAACAACATTAGGATGATCTAATACTAACTCCATATCTTTTGTTCCATCGGCATTAAACTTAGTAGAGAACACTAATAAATGACCTTTTGGACAAAAATTAAATCGATCTGCTTCTTGTACTTTCATATTATTTCCTTTTAGTCTGCTAAAGTTTTGACTGTATAAATAGGACCTACTAATGTTCCATCTACTTCAATAGCCTGAATATTAACTTCCCCGGCAACTTCATCTGTTACAGCTTCATATATTGGTGGACAAGGTTTCATAGTCAATTCTACTACACATGTGAATTCACCTGTCACTTCTTCTGAATCTTCCTTAGATATGATCTTAGCCATACCACACATATTACTTTCTAACATGGTAGCATCATCATCTTTTATATCAGCATATTTATGGTTCTCGTCTGTGACATTTACTTTGCATCTACACATCCCGCTAGTGCAAACAGGTGCATAAGCATCTTGAGAACATTCAGCTAATAATATCCCAAATTTACCAACATAATCATTACTAGGCTTTTCCCCATTAATAAGAAACTCTTCTTTAAACTGAGTAGGATCTTCATTAGGGTCAAAGATAGATGTTCCTATTCCCACAATGCTATAAAGATCTAAATCTTCATCTGTCTTATTTTTTATCCAAGGCATTCTATCTCCTATTCAACAATATTTTGGAAATTAGTGTCTTCATATGGTTTGTATTCCACATCATCTTCAGCATTTAATACTGAATCCCATTCTTTAGTTACTGGATTGAAATATTCATTCCATCTAGCTTCTGGTCTTTCTTTGAATAGATGAGTTATTTTGTATCTTATATCTTCGCCAACCACCATTTTTACAGTGCTTTGAGCACCCATATATCTTAATTTTCGAGCAGACATGCCTTCCCATAATGAAGTATTGACTTTTCCTATATTAGATTTAATAGTTCCTTTCTTATCGGTGTCTACTATCTCTGTATAAGTATGGTATACGATAACAACCTTCTTACCGTCTGGCATCTCTTGGTCGTATGGCTTTTCCCCTATTTTCCACTTCAATTTGAATTTATCAAATTTAATAGTCTCTTCCCCAATATATTCGGGTCTTAGTATATTAAGGTTCAAATCACCTGTGCTTGAACTGCTAGAAGATTCTGATCCACTACTTCTTGAACTTACAGAAGATGTGCTTGATAATGAACTTGATACAGAAGATTTACTTGAACTTGAAGAACTTGATGAACTCTTACTGCTTGAAGAACTCCCTTTCTCATCAACTGTTATGGAGAAAGAAGCATCTTCAATATCAAAATGGTAAGGATCAACCAACTCTTCATCAAACCAAGAATACTCCATGGTAGTTTCTGCTGGTTTAACGTAAGTATTTATTTGGGACAATACTGACTCTAAACTATGACGATTTGATGGTACTGCTGTTGAATTATCGTATTTATAATTACAAGTAACATCTGTACCTAAACCAACCGGTCCTGAGAAATTCAATCCTGCAATAATACCTGTGGTATAACTAATAGAACCTACTGCAGGATTACCATCTAAGTCTTCAAACCCACCATTATTATTATCTTTGACTATTTCTTCAGACCCCAAAACAGTAGTATGAACATAGACAGATCCTTCTACTAATGGAGTATTTGTTATCGTTCCGTCTACAATAGGAGTGCCAGTTCCTGTATCAATCACTTCAAATCTAATTAAAGTCTCTTCTAAATTTAAAATCTCACTGATAAGATATTGATTAGAGCTATCTACATGAACATTCAAAGCAAAATGAGGAGTAGGATAATACTTCATATCCCCTGAAGGTGGGGTTGATATAAAGTAAAAATACTTATCTGTCCATAATGTATTTATGTCCACATCCATATAATAAAGATAGAACCAATAATTGAATGAGTCCGTAGTTCCTTTCATTCTAATTAAATCAGAGTTGATAAGTAATCTTCGTCTTCTTCTTTCGTCATCCCAATCAGGCTCTTGTGATAATCCTAAGAAGTATTCTATGTTTGAAAGATGATCACTAGGCACTTGAGTGACTGATCTTTGTGCTGGTAATTCTGTGATATCATCATATATTGATTGGGACTCTTCAGCTAAAGCAGCTATCACATATTGCACATCATCTGTATAATATCTTTCAGGGACAAGCCATGTTTTAACCTCATCCATAACATGAGTATCTTCCCATGTAAATGAAGACCATGATGAACTAAGACTACTGACAGAACTTTCTGAGCTAGAAGAACTAAAATTACTACTGCTTAAACTGGAAGAGCTTCTTGAACTTAAAGAGCTGCTTGAACTGGAGCTTTTTGAACTACTACTTGAGCTATCCGAGCTAGACGAGGAACTATTAGAACTTGAAGAACTAACAGAACTTACACTAGATTTTGAACTACTACTTGAACTCACACTCGACAAAGAACTGCTACTGGAACTACTATTGCTTGAATTACTACTTGACACAGAACTTTTAGAACTACTATCACTGGAACTACTTGATGATCGACTATTTGAACTGCTACTTGATTTTGAAGAACTGCTTGAACTATTTGAACTGCTACTTGAATTAGATGAACTTACAGAAGATTTACTAGAGCTAGAAGAACTAACTGAACTACTACTTGAACTAGATTTACTACTACTGCTACTTATTGAACTACTGCTGCTACTTTGACTAGACTCACTAGATTTACTTGAGCTTGATGAACTCACTGAACTTGCACTAGAATTAGAAGAACTGATTGAACTTTTTGAACTTGAAGAACTACTAGAAATGGAACTAGAACTACTTACCGAGGAACTAGAACTTACTGAACTTTTAGAACTACTACTTGTGGAACTCACTGAGCTAGATGAACTTAAAAAACTACTAGAACTTGAATTTGATGAACTTTTACTGCTACTAGAACTGCTTCTACTGCTTGAGTTAGATGAACTAACTGAACTACTACTAGAACTTACTGAACTTTTAGAACTACTGCTTGAGTTAGATGAGCTAACTGAACTACCACTGGAGCTATTAGAGCTGTTAGAACTTCCACTTGAACTCACCGAACTACCACTGGAGCTATTAGAGCTGTTAGAACTTCCACTTGAACTCACCGAACTTCCACTTGAACTCACCGAACTTACTGAGCTTTTAGAACTACTTTTACTGCTTGACACACTCGAACTACTTGAAGAATTTTCAGATGTGTATGGTTCCGTAGGAGGAGTAAAAGCAGTTGTCCATCTAGCAATTCCTTTAGATACTCTAAATTCATCTATATGACCTATTAAATAAGTTGGAGCTCCTGCATTATAATACCCTATAAGAAAATCAACAGCTAAATCAGGAATGGTGTCAGAATCTGTTCCTCCATCAGTAGTTACATTAACACCATCAATATAAATTCGCCAATCATTTACATTTCTAACAATAGCATAATGATACCACTGATCTACTAATAAAGATAATCCTGTAGCTTTAACATTAACTACTGAGGAACCTGCAGACACACAGTAAAAGGACACAGAAGTAGAATCACCTGACATCCCTATTCTATTACTTGTATCTGAAAATTTCTGAAAATAAGAAATAAGAGCTACGGAAGTATGCCGAACCCAAAAATCAATAGTAAAATTATCTGATCCAAAATTAAAGTCATTACTATTAGGGACAAGTAAATAGTCTCCTGTCCCGTCCAATAAAGCAGAAGCCCCGCCAAATTTACTTTGAGCAGTATCAACTTGAGCATCACCTTGAGCTGAAACTGAATGGGCATCCCCACTTACTGAATCATCAGGAAAAGTAGTAGCACCATCAATTCCATTGCAATGAAGAAGTAATTTTGTATAACTATCATTACCTGCCATTTATAATCCTATCCAGCCGAAATTGCTTTCGAATAACTAAATTCTTCTAATCCCTCAACGTAACCTTCAATGCTTAGTTGATATTCATTGGCATCATAATCAGGGATTACTTTTATGTTTGTTAGTATCAATCGGGAATCCCACCTATTAATGGTTGTTCTTACTTCATTTTTAATGGCAATGGAAGTTGCTGTTGACATAGGCTCAAATAATTGGTAGTCTAAATTAGAATTATGAACAAAAACACCTGACCCAATAGGAAAGTTCCGAGTCATTGAATCAACTAGATCATAAACTTTTACCTTTTTATTCAACCTAGTAACTTTCACTACTTTGTGATTCTTAATCTCACTCAAATTAACTCGTCTTTTCATGGTTGACCTAGAAATTCCAAAATGATCTTGAATGTCTTTCATCAACTCTGTACGAGTAGGATAATCTAAAACAGATGCATACTTAAGAATATCTTCAAATGTAACATCTTTTCTATTAGCTAATCCTATAGTATGATAATGATCACTTCTACGCTTTCGTTCAGGATGATCTTCAGATAACGAAGTGTGCCATTTAACTAATCTTTGACCATTAGCTTGAAGTACTTCTTCGTATTTATCAGGATGATGTACTTTCCATTGACCAAGACCAGTACGCATTGCTGAAATCCAGTTAGTAATACGATCATTTCTTTCTTTGTTAGTAAGTGAACTCCACCACTTAGTGATTGTTAGAGACATCCTTTGACTTAAAATTTCATAACCAATTTTTTCAGCATTCTTTTTCCCAGTAGATACTAAAACATCTCTTGTCCCATTACTATCGAGTGTGTTATTTCTTTTGATCCTACAAGCTTTTCGATATTTTGGATCATCTTGTAAACGTTGATTATGTCTCATAATAGTATCAGTCATAATAGCAATTTGGGCATTTCTTCTATAAACAATTTCAGGATCATCAGAATTCCAATAATTATATAACGGATTACCTTTCTCAAACATTTTACTTACATGTGATGAATGCAACTCAATATGATCATCAAATCCAAGTATTTGTAAATTGCTTGGTTCATTATTCCATTTTCTAAAATCGAGATGATGAATGACTGATCCTTCTAAACAGTCAGTCTGACAAGACAATTTATGAGTGAATTGATAATCATGATCTCTAGGGACGTACACCATTTCATAACCACGATCAGAATATTTAGTGTACAAAGGCATCAAAGAGGTTCCTGGGATAAGATATTGAGCTTCTTGATATAGTCCATTTCTCATCATAAACCGATGATCAGGCGTGCATATAAACTCCTCTCCTGAATCAATTTCAACGACTACTACTTCACGATATCCTTTACAAACAGCACCAGATGATTTTGTTGGTATGATAAGACCTTCTGCAGTACATCCATACGTCCAAGCCTGTTCCCCTACAAGATCCTGTATTCTTACTTGTTCGCTTGATAAAAGTCTTATTGTAGTATCACCTGCAAAACATCCAAATTCAGGAAGAAATTTCCTACTTCGAACAGGTGTCAAAAATATTGTCTCAATGGATTGAATAACAGCTTCAAGATCCTTAACAATTTTTAAATTATTGCCTAGATCTCTTCTTAATCCAAAATCTAAATCACTGTAAGTTGAATCTCTAGTCAAATCGACCATGTTATTTCCTTAAACAGTATTTAATTCAATATTAGGAGCAATTATTTTAACCTTAGTCTCTGATTGAACTATTAACTCTCCTTTTGAATACCTAAGAGAAGTCCCTTTTATGTAATCAACTAAATTACCTTCGGCTCTATTATGAACGTTTCCATCCTCATCTATCTCTTGAAAACTTCCTGAAGGATGATACAAATGGTATCTTCTACTTCCAGGAGTGTCATCAAATTCTATCATTATCCCGCCAGGACTTATGAATATATCATTGTAAGGATATACCGCATTATTCCCCATGCTAGGTTCATTACCTTCAATTTTGGAAGCATCTTGCTCTTCTTTTATCCTGTCAGATTCTTCTTGGTGAAAAACAGGATCCCCCAAATCATGATCTTCATATTCATGTGGATCTCCTTCAGGGCTAGGATTGGGGGTTGTAGGTGTACTTTGTATTGTCTTTATAGGTAGTCCATTTGACTCATAAACAGGTTTTAAGGGGTCTCCTTCTAAAAAGAATACCCAAACAGTCGTTCCTTCTTGTGGCACTTGAGATCTGTTTAAACTTGCCCATTTTGGTAATGCCCATGGCAAATTCAATGTAGGGACTTCCTTCATCATTGGTAAAACTTCCACTTTCACCCTACCTAATTTATCAGGATCATTAGAATTCCTTACAATTCCTTGATAAGTAGAATCGTAAGTCTCTTTTTTAGTTTTAATATCTTCTAAAGGACTTTCATGTCCCATTTTTAATCATCCTATTCCATTAAATTTACAGATTTTTTACTGTTAATTCCTGATCTAGTTACTGTTAATAAAGTGTAATAATTATTTGAAACTCCGTCTGTTCTATGGTTTATTTCGCACACAACCCATTTAGAAGAAATAGCATCCAAAACAATTTTAGAAGCAGTTCCTCCTTGTTCTGAACTTGGCATATAAAATTCTACTACTGATCCTAATTTGACATTATCATTGTAATTTATCAATACTGTCAAATCTATTAATGATGACATAGATCTTGTATTCAAAGTAACTTCGTCTTCTAGTTTAGTTCCCATATAATCACTCATTGAATATTCGCTATTTTGGGTATTCAATAAGGAAAAAGAAGCTATATTAAACTTTGAAACTTCTTCACTTATTTGCTTTAAAACCTCATCATACTTATAGTTCTCGGGGTCATAATATTTAAAGTTAGTGCCATAAGAAGTATTGCTTATATATAATTGAGCATTGGATTTTATAGCCCATGATAAAATGGCACTATCTCTATGATCTGTGAAATATTCTGGATTATTAGTAAATGCTAATTTAATACTATCACCAACATTCTGATCATATAAGTATTTAGGGGAAGCAAAAGTAAGCTTACCTTCTCGATCTGTGAAATATAAAAAACCTCTTTGCCCATTACTCGAAGAAACAGCTTTCTTAGACAAATAACGAATAAATTGAGCATTAGTCCATTGTGCCTGTATATAGAATTGTTTGTCTTCCCCCGGTTCTATTATTCCTGTTTCTATATCTTCTTCTTCACATAATTTAGTGATCACATCAGAAGCAGATCCTTCATCAAAATATCTAACATGATCTCCGTAGGTTAATTTAGCACCAATATTACTCCAAGTAATAATATCCATTGTCAATGAATTGGTGGACAATCCAGAAAATAATTGAGAAGGTTTTTGAGAAAACAAAACATGATTATGAGTTGTTACATTTTCAACTCCACTTTCACCCGCATTACCTACCTTGAACTCCAAAGAACCTGCTGCTAATCTACTAAAATTATCAACTACCAACCCTGTATCATCGGTAAAAACAACTTGCCCTATTGGACAGAATAAATTAGTAGCTTCTTTTATGAGAAATTTAGTTGTAATCCCAGCCGTGAGATTAACTTGAATCTCATTGTCTATTATCAATAAAAGATATAGTTTATCTTTAATAGCTATCATTTAGAATCCTACAGTTGAAATATAATTAGCATCATAAAAATCATAAATATCTAAAACATCTGGGATTTGTAATAAGGTATTGACAAAAGAAGAATCAAAAGGATCTATAATGTCATTAGCTAAAGCAATCACCCACCAAAGGATGGGGGTTCCATAAGCATCATAAGAAGCTAAATCTAATCTTCCTACATATCCCGCTTTAAATGTAACGTGAGTAGGGGTACGAATAATGTAGTCTTTGAAATTAGAAATATTACTATTTAAAAAATCAAATTCATTCTCAGTTCCTACTTGAACTATATTATAATAATCTCTAGTCAATTCCATAATAAACCTTTAAGATATGGATGGGAATATGTCATCAACAGTACTTTTCAAGATAGCAATTTTAGGAATAACTTCAATAACACCTTCAGCAGACATTGGAAGTGCTTTAGTTCCTGGATTGGTTCTCATTAACTTCATAGATTGAACAAAATTAACATTAGTAATGTAATAATCAACCAAACTAAGAACCCCCGGTATTTCTAAAGACACAGGTTGAGGAGCTATCAATAAATTTAATTTCCCTAAAGTGGGTAAACACATTTCATACAATGCTTTTAATTGATCTCTTACTTCCGAACCGGGATCATATCTAGCTACTAATTTAATCTCAAAAGAGAAACCACCACTTGAACTACTTTTCCATAATTGCTCAGTTCCTTGATGAATAGAACCTGTATATTTTTGAATGTCTTGTCCTAATGCTTTAGCTAATTTTTGAGCACCATATCCTAATTTGTTCAAAATATCACTACTATCAGAATCAAATAAAGCTCCATAATCATTAGCTATACTCAAAGCTACTGATTCTGACACCCTTGCCTCTACATTTATAGTCTGTCCTCCAGTTCCTTTGACAGGTTTTTGCTGGATATACAAAGTATATTGGTCATGATTATCAGCCATTTTATAACCCCATCGCTCTTAAAAGAACAGGACCGTCATTTATCAAATCAGCTTGCATATTTAAACCAGAATTTGAGTACTTAATTATAGGAGCTTTGTTTTGCGCTGTTACCTTAGTTAATTCTTCAATTTGTTTATTGTTCTTTTTCAATTCTTCTGTTACTGATTCAATTCCTCCAGTGGTTTTTATAACAGTAGGAGCTTCTTTGATTGATTGGATCTTTTCTTTTACAATTTCTTTTTTCTCTATTACTTGTATTTCTTTCTTCATAGAAAAAGATTTAGCATCGATACTACCAATATCCCCCGCTATTTCTGCTCTTTGTTGTTGAAGTTTATTAAGATCTTCTTGGCGTTCTTTAGTCCATCCACCTAACCAATCTCCTCGCCAAGAACCTCCTATTGCTTCTTCAGATTTTTTTCTTTCTTTATCTAAATCCCCTATTTTAACATCTAATGACTTCATTCTTTTTTCTTGAAAAGTTCTTTTTGTTTCCAATTGATCTTCTGTGAATTGTTTTCCTTCTGGGGTTTCCACTCTAGCACTTTGAACTTCTCTTAAATCTAAACCCACTCTTTCTGCATCTATTTGAGCTGAAATCTGCATATTTTCAGCTCTCTTGTTTGCTAATCGAATCTTACTTTTCTCTACATCAGCCCTTGTTCTAACAAGATCTATAGATTCTTTTAATGTCCAAAGAGAAGCACCTAAAGCGATTACTGGTCCTGCTATTTGAGCTACTGATCCTAAAGCAGGAAGAATCTTAGCTCCTATAGATAAAAATGTTTTTGATATGTATGGGAAAACAGTCCCTGTAAATATGCCAGCGATAGAACCTCCTAAAGCACCTGCCAAACCACTTGTAAACCCTCCACCTCCGTCCCCCATTCCTTCCACATCTTCCAAAGTCTCATTCATTTTCTTAAGTTCGTATACAGCATCTTCTTGGTATTCTATATCTGTCTTTACTTTTAACTTTTCGACATCATTAGATTTCTCCAGTAATTTGTTATTCTCATCTAAAGATTCCATTGCTTTCTTAGATATCTCTTTTTGTTCTTCTTCATTTTTTAAACTAGATTTTTCAGTGTCTACTAATTCTTTTTCTTCCTTTTTATCATCACTAGAAGTTAATTTCTTAAAAGAAGTAGACAAGGCAGTAGGGATATCTGTTCCCACAGCTTCCGCTATGATATCAGGGAGAAACCCTAAACCAGCAGTATCTGCCAACATTCGAATCCCTAAAGTAGAGAATTCTTTTCCTGCTGTTGTTTCTATTGCTTTTTCTGCTAACTGTTTTGATTTATCTGAAGCTCTATCTAGTAGACTTCTTTTCTTTGCTTCCTCATTAGAGTTCTTAGTCTCATCTAATTGATCTTCATTGACATCTTTAACATCATCTATCTTATCAGATAATTCATTTATAGCAGGAGAATCTGAAGCTTGAATATCTTTTACCTTATCTGATGTGTCAGGCGTATTAATAGTATTCTGATTTTCAGAAGGAAGGCTTCCTATATTGTCCATTGAATTTACTACTAATTTTTTGACAATCAAAGATTCAACTGATTTTACAGAAGAATCCCATTCCCCTTCGGTCCTCATTTGTTTCAACTTCTTCATATTATATTCAATATCATTAGACATCTCAATGATTTGAATTTTACTAGAAGCAATGTCTTTTAAAGAAGGGGTCATTTATTATCCTCTAATTTATCTTTCAACATTATATGATATCTTAAAAATTCATCATAAAACATAGTTTCAGTTGAATCGGACAACCCTTGTAAATAGAACCATAGATTAAATTGTTTCTTCATTATGGTCTCATATGTAGTTGGGAAAAAAGAACTTTCTGCGAAAGGGAATATGGAGCACCTCCTCGGCTCCACATTTCTCAACCGTCTCATGATTCAAAATAACAGAACAAACATGCTTAGTATCTGTATCAATCCCATAAGAATTCACAGATGAAATAAAGGTGTGAAATTCTTTTGTAACAAATTGAGGAGAAAGACTATTGTATATCTCTAATTTCTCTTTGAAAGTGTTCCCTTGTTCTATGTACAAAGCTTGATAATCAATCAAATCCAATTTTTCAGACATTTCATCAAATTCAAGTTTAGCTCCCAATCTAGGCAAGATAAGGGACAACTCATTATTCATCTCTTGAGGTTCCGAGAAAGCACTAGGAACTGCTTTTATATCCAATGTAGATAGATCAATTTTAAATGGAGAATACTTTTCGCATTTATCACATTTAACATTGTATTCTAGTATGGAAGAACCACAGGAATTTATCCTTAAGAACAAAAGAATTTTATCATAGTCAATAAGAGTTAATTGTCTGACATCTACGTCGATCAAAGAATCAACAATGTCTGCTAACATGCTTGAGTAATTGTCCCCTTTGCCATATACCATTTTTTTCATCTGACATACGTTATAAGGATTTACTTTTACCTTTTTTGGATAGTTCTCTTTCATCTTAGCATCACATGTTACTAGATCAATACACATAGCATATTGATTATTAGGAACAACTTTCTTATCTTCCATATCTCTTATCTTAGCCATCCGGTTCTCCTTCAAAAATTATAGAATCTATTTAATTTTAAATGAATCATATGCAAACTCTACTTCTATGTTTACAGGATCAGAACTATCATAACTCAAATCAGGAATAGTCTTTCTAATTGGAAAGGCATCTATTAATTGTATTGTGAATAAAGGCTTATCATCGGGTGATAAAAAATTTACATTAATAGTCTTTTTCCAATAATCAGGAACATTATAAGTTCCATCATCATTCACCTGTAAACTATTCCAAGCTAAAAAATATCTAATGCATAGAAAATCTTGCCATTCTGTTGATGTTATAGTAAATGAAGAAACATCATCATCATTGAAAAAATACCAATAACTATTAGCACTTGGAGCATTTTGAACAGCATTCACTATTTCTAAAACAGGAGCTATACTTATAATTCGATCTTGTATCAATTTAACATCAAAACCATCAATAGCAGGAAGCTCCACCCCAAACCTATATTTGAATTGTGGAGTTCCTAAACTATTAATTCTTTGTATTAAATCATTAGCCATTAATTGATCCTTAGCTTATTTCCGTATCATCAAATCTAAAAGTGACTGGAACATTAACAGGATCATTTGATGCATAATCTAAATTAACAGCTTGGACACTTTCAGGCCAACACTGGATAAGGGTAACAGTCAAAAGAATAGGTTCATCTTCTGTTCTTCCCAATAAACGCATTGACACATCAATAGTATAATCTACTTTATTATTGACCTTACAATACTGACTCCATGCCTTTAAATTCTTTATAACAAATGCATCAGTAGCATCAATAAAAGTAACATCAAAAGTCTTAGCAGAAGCATTTCTACCTGCAAAACTAATCTTTTCACTCTTAAATTGATGCTCATAAGCTTCAATAGCATCATCAGGAATAGTGGTAGACATTGCTCTGTAAGTAAACAATTGATTGTCATTCCCACCACCACCTGAACCGCCCGGTAAACTACCAGGGATTATAATTTCCCATAAATACTGTCTTGCAGGTTCCCCGATACTTCTTAATTGGGTAACATGTTGACTAGCCATTTCAAATCTCCTTAAAGAAAAGGGACACCTGCCTAAACAGGCGTCCCTCAACGAATTAATACTACGTGCCTATCACTTCATCAAAGCTAACACCTGTTCTGGTTATAATAGCTTGCAGTTGAATAGATTCAGCAGCTTTAGCAGGTTGAACATAAACATCTACATTCAATTCTCTACGATCTATTATATCGGGGGTGTTATTAGTGTCATCACACACCACACTATAATCATACACACCTCTTTTAGCTTCAATTCCTCTCAAATAACTATCGATCATATTTGTTATCAAAATTCTTGTGAATCTGTCATTAGGTTCAAAATCATAATACTCAAGTGATCTGGTCATTGCTACTTCCAGAACAATCATCAACCTACGAACATTAACACTTGATAACGCAGAATCTTTAGTCTGGAGAGTCTTTTGGCCCCAAATGACAGTGCCTCCACTTGGATGATTCCTAATAGGATTGATCTGAGCAGGATAAAGAACATCTCTTTCAGCCTGACTCCAATTCTTTTCAATCCCACTGACATTCAATAAACCTCTATTGAGTCCAGCGTTAGGGAACCAAGGTTCGCTCACAAGATCAGTATAAGCAAAAGAAGCACCTATATAGCCACTTGGAGGAATGAACAAGGTCTTATCATTATAAGAATCATAAACTTCCAACCAAGAAGAGTATAGAGCAGAATAAGACGAATTAACAGATAAGGTATCTTGTCTCCAAGTTACTAAATCATTGGCACTTGTATAACCATAAGGGACATCTAAAACTCCGATACAATCCTTACGATAAGTACCTGCTATTTCATCAATCTTTCGAAGTACTGCCTGATTTGTATAACCCCCCGACATCAGAATATTAACAGTAACTTCTTCGGGATTAATAAATTCATCCCATCCATTCACAATTAGAGAATTAGTAATAGCAGAACCATCACTACCACCAGCAACCGCTAAATCAACCAACTGAGGCTTAGGTGAGATAGTATCATCTACCGTAGTGTTGTCCATTACTATTACATAGTCATTTTCACCAGGAGCAAAAACATCTCCAACATACTCATCTTGTCCAAAACCATTCTTCTGATCTTTACGGGACACTGTTTTCTTCATCTTAAGTTGATAAATGTCATTATCATCTTTTTCATAGAATTCAACGTCAAATTCATAAAGACCTACTGCAGCAGCAGAACTACTGTTTGAGCTAGAAGAGCTACTATTGCTGGAATTGGAACTATTGGAACTTTTACTAGAACTGCTACTTGAATTAGAAGAACTTAAAGAACTGCTACTAGATCGTAAAGAACTACTTGAGCTAGTGCTGCTGTTCGAACTGCTAACCGAAGAAACAGAACTCTGTGAACTGTTACTTGAAGACACAGAACTTTTAGAACTACTTACGCTACTTTGTGAACTGTTCAAAGAACTTGAAGAACTCACACTACTATTTGAACTATTAGAAGAACTCGAACTAGCCGAACTCCATGCTCCTGTCGGATTAGTTATGTTGGTAATTCTAACAGAACAATCATTATTCCATACCCCAGGATTGCCTGGGAATATAGCTAGCAAACCATCTGTTCCAAAACCTGGAGAAGTAGAATAAGCAGAAGGATCAGAAACTCCAGTATCTAATGCTGCATTATCATACTGAGAATCCCCTCTTTTTATTTCTACACCACCATACAAAGCTCCATTAGTTACTCGATTAACATACAAATTACCACCTTTAGTAAGAAAACCTAAAGCAGTATAATGGAGATAGTTTCCTGGAACAGGAATACCATATAAATCAACGAACTCTTTATTATTCGTAATCAGTCGTCTACCCAAAGGACCTCTAGGACTATAACCTACTACTGCTCCAATTGATGTTTGTACAGAGCTTATAATAGTAGATTGATCCACCTCTTTAGAATAGACTCCCGGAGAAAGTGCAAATGCCATTTTAAATCTCCTTTAATCTATTCTTTTAATAACGAGATCAGGTGAACTATAAACAATATCATTGTTTTTTAATTCAACTCTCAAATTGTGTACACGAGGAGGAATATAATATTCTTCCTTGTCCTTAGTACGAATTTCGAGGGTTCGAGCGACTTTATTTGTTACTTCAATAATCATCTCTTATTCCTCCGTCTAAGATAAAACAATTCATTAAGATCACGTTCCCCGTCTTTTACGAGTTTTAGCAGCCTTTGCAGCCCGTTTCTTTTTGTCAGAAGCACTCATCTTGATTTTCTTGCCCCTACGTTTCTTACCAGCAGCTATCTGAGCTGGCGAACCCTTCTTGACCTTATGTTTCTTGCCACTAGCACTACGAACAACTTGACCCGCTTCCAAAGCAGCTTTCATAGCTTCTTCATACTCTTCGTCCGTCATTTCAAGTTCTTCAAGAAGATCTTCATATTCTTCATCAGTCATATCTTCTTCATAACCTAAACCAGTGAGGATTTCGCTGAATTCTTCATCAGTGATATCTTCACCATCAGCATCTTCATCAAAGGTAATACCGAAAGGAAGTTTATATTCATCACTTTCCAATTCAATATCAGCCACAACATCACGAAGACTCTCACCTGCCAACACTTTCTTCAATGCTTCATTACAATTGATACCCATTTTGATCTCCTAAAAACAAAAACAAAAACAATACAAAATCAATCCATATTAAAATATCGTTAATCATCAATGACAAAGATTTGTAAAGAAACAGTGGTACTTTCAGTATTAGTAATAATCACCTCTCCTACATTTCCTGGCAAAGCTAAGAATGATCCTAAAGTATAGCTATTGCCTCCGAAAGTTATGGTAATGGTATTCCCAGTACTTAAATTTGATGCTATTACTGTTCCTTGTTCTCCTCCTGTAAAAGTATATGTTCCTGCTGTCACTAAATCATTTCTGATAGAGTTGTACTCTTCTACCGAGAAAGATTGCTCAGATTCTAGTAAAATTTGATCTGTTTGTGTGGACGTTGTTACTAAAACTTGTCCATCAATTACAACTGTTACACTCATAAATTCTCCTTATTTAAAGGGAAGTAATTACTCTGCTTCCCTTGTAATGGTAGTGATTAGTTCTGTGTCTGTATAATCTCCTATAGTAGAACTATTAGAAGCATACAAATCTAAAACAATCTTTCTTACTAACGGCAATTGCAATCCTTTTGTCATAAATGTGTTTGCTGTAATAGTAACCTCTGATTTATAATGTTTACCAACATCTGTAGTTGGATCTGATTTCTCTAAGGTGACTCCATCCATATTTATTTCTAAATCAAAACTAAACCCTTCTAAAGCTTCTATTACTATACTATCAGCAGAACTTAATTGGGATTCGGGAATATCTCTAAAAGAAACAGTTGCCCCATTTCCTCCCTCTCTACTAGAAAAGAAGAATACATCTCTTAATTTTTCTATCAATTCCATCTGACCAAGAGTCCAAATACCTAAAATGTATTCAACTCTAACAGGAATAACCTTTACTTTTCTTCCACTATTCAAAGTAGCTAATTTTTGAGACAAATCCCCAAACCTAGCTTGTGGTAAATTCCATTGAGTAGAATCTCTGGAAATAGTAGTCCAAAACAAACTAAATAAAGGAAGATTCAAATCTGTATCAAATCTTTTTTCATAATCCTTAAATGCTCTATCTGCTGGAGAAAAAACTCCATTCTCAATATTTAACTCACTCATAATAGTATTAAATAAAGCATAATCAGTTAGTGCTATCATTCTCTTAATCCTCTTACAGGTGCAATATGTGCTTTTCTATATATTGTTACTCCCGAATGGCTATTTGCTGTTACTTGAACCAATTCAAATCTTCTACTATATAATTGACCTTCTGTATTGATATCCACTAAGATTTCATCCCCATTTTTCCAATCAGTTCCAGGATCAAGGAATACAGGTATAGGCAATAAGTTCTCTACATGAGCTATTCCATTTTTCAGTACTTCATAATCTTGTGAACTTAATTGAACCAAATCTACTGCTAAGAATTGAGGATCATCATTGGTACTGTCTTTATAAAAATCAGAAGTATCAGGTATTTTTCTATAATGAGCCACTTCTACACCAACATAATTGCTCAATACATTATGAACATTCTTCCTTAAAGTCTCTATCAGAACAGAAGAACCTGTATTAAGAACACTCCCTGGGAAGCTTTCAGGATCAGCTTTTACAGAAAATCTTATTATTCTACTGACAATCCCGCCCTGACTAGGATATTTAGATATAATAACAGCCCAATAACCTTCCTTATCAATCAACTTTCCTGTGTAGTCAACCGTATAAGTAAGGGTTTCTTCAACCTCTGTTTGGGTTTCTATGTCTATCACTTGCCATTGACCACTTAATAAACCCCAAACCTGTAGAACGTTCTCAGTGCCAACAGAAGCATCATTTACATTGATAGTAATAGTAGGCTCATACCCTACCTGAGAAACTTCTAATGTAGGAACATCTGGTAAAGTAACAGAAGGAGAAAAAATACCTGTCTTTGCCACATTTAATATTTTATAAACAGATCCTAATTCTACTTTATCTGTTCCAGGATCAATATTTCGAGCTGCTTCATCAAATGATCCTGCTGTGTCAACATCTTGAATCTTAATAGTATTACCTATAAGGATCTGTGTTCCTTCAATCCCTACATTTCTAGCAGCTTCATTGAAAGACCCAACAGTAACGACATTTTGTATTTTTATAGAATAACCTAGTAAAATTTTATCCCCAGCTACCCCTACATTTCTAGCAGCTTCATCAAAGGAACCTGCTGTATCAACATTTTGAATCTTAATAGTACTTCCTGTAAGGATCTTATCAGCAGCAACTCCAACATTTCTAGTAGCTTCATTGAAAGATCCTACTGTGTCAACATCCTGTATTTTAATAGTATTACCTAATAATAATTGATCAGCAGCAACCCCAATATTTCGAGCTGCTTCATCAAATGATCCTGCTGTGTCAACATCCTGTATTTTAATAGTGCTACCGAGGAGGAGTTCATCTGCTGGTACTCCTATATTCCTAGCTGCTTCATCGAAGGTTCCAGGAGGAGCGGCATCTATAAGAACTTTTGCAGCGTCATAATTAGCAGATGTTTGTTGATAAGCCCCAGCTTCTACCAACCAATTTAATCTATCATTCCCATCAACTCCTTTATAAGAGCATACATTTCTTATTTGGTTTGTGGTAGTGGGTTTAAGAAAATCATCATTAGTAATATCAGTTGAAGTGAATGCAACATCTTCATTTACAGAATCAACTTCATATCCTAAAGTCTGGTAATCTGCAAAGGTAGCAACTTCATTAGTAGCATAGATAAAATCATTTCCTGCTGCGTCTATATTAGACCAAACATTACCAGCATAGGACTTATTAATAATTGATTCATATCTAGGGGAAGTAGTCCCTAATCTATCTATGTAATACAATCCTTTAGCATTGTCAATTATACAGCCTTTTATCACAGGCCATGAATTAGTCTGAGCAAACCAAATTATTCCTTGGAACATATATTCAGGGGATGAGAATCTAACAGTAGAATTAACCATTGTAAAATCTGGTAAGTCATAATAAGAAGCGTCAATTAAATAAGAACTACAAAGAATAGCACAACTATCTATTCTAATTGAACTATCAAATATAATACCAACTAATCCTGTGCAACTTATTTTTGAACGACAAAGATCAAGACCCCCAAAGTAAGAACTTGAACCACCTCTTACCCTACCTGATAAATCAACTGTGCAATCTACCATGCTAAAAGGAAGTCCATATCTTCCATTGATCACATTTTTAGCACTTGTAATATTACATCTATTAAACAAAACTGGTATATTATCAAGATAACTACTAGGTATATTCAATACATCATAAGAAGTTGTATTACAGGATAAATCTAAATCTCTAAATTCTATGGAAGGCAAACTACCTGCACCCATATTAAATAAATCAACATTAGCCGAACATGTTACTGAATTATGACTATCAGGATCTTCTGACTTTATCACAATAGGGTAAGGATCTAAAGCTAGTACTTCAGCTTGGGTAGGAAGAGTTACTATAGCAGTTTCTGTGACATTGGTAGATACTACTATATTTTGAATTTCAGTAGTTGCATTGCCATCCTCATCTGCAATCAATTGTGTAATTGCATCACTTATCTTAGTATAAGCAATCCCATTTACAAGATATGTCCCAGCTCCACCAGCCATTAATCATCCTTCTTGTCTTTTAAATACCTATTTACTTTTTCTATCTCTTCTTGGCACGTTTTACATATGCAAACAAATTTACCACCTGCAATTTCTCTTTCATCTCCTATCCAAATCATATGCCCCATTTTATATTCCCTACAAACATGACATGTTTTTCTACCCATTTTATCCTAACTATGCGCAATGACTTACCCCCAAAGCATCCACTAGATTATGCATATCATCTGTCTTTGTTAGAATATTGACTTTTGGATATTGGTTTGATATCCATTTTGATACTTCTTTACTGTCCGTCGAAACTACATATGGAATTTCTGAATGTTCTTTTTCAAGAGTGTTTATGATATCAATTCCTTTTAAAAAATCATCCCTCTTAATATCAATAACTATACTAATTATATGAGAAGCGTCTTTATCTAAGAAAACGGAACTGTATGTAAAATTAGCTAATCTAGCATCTATTCCATTGTTTTCTAGTATAGGTTTGACAAAAGAAAAACAACTAGGATCAGTTGCAATAACCAAACAATACCCTCCATTTATCACATGCCGTATAACAGTCCGTATCTTCTGAGAAATATTAATATAAGATTTAGCACTTTTGGACATTGGCATTTATTATTCTCTTTTCTTGCATAATAGCATAGTGTCTTTGACTTCCACCATCAAAGTGTTAGAATTTCGTATCAATTCAGCTACACCACCCATTAATTCTTTTGTTTCCGATAAAAGTTCTTCTACTTGATTTTGTTGTTTGAGAGTTTGTTTATATAGAATCTTAATCACTATGATCAAAGAAACAATCACAGCAATTAAAGAAGATATAATCCAACCTATACTTCCTTGAGATAGTTCTTCAGGTAACTGCAAAACGAACCTCCCTCTATTTAGATAGAATCTTATCTAAGGATTCTTTCTTAGTTTTACTAAGCATCTTTTTTAATAAACCAACTACGATTGCATAATATTCAGGGTCTTTTGGATCTTTGTATTGTTTAGCAGCTTCTTTGCTTATCTTCCAAAGATCCTCTACCTTTTTAACAGGAACTTTATACTCCTTAGAAAATTTTTGAATAATAGGTGATGGCATTATTTCAAATCTCCAACCTTCAATCCCTTAGAAAGCAATCCTGCTCTGTCTACTCTATTTGTGCAAAGAATCTTACCTTCGTCCCATATAAGGAAATCAATACCCTCTTCTAATCCATCTGATTCCAATTGACTTATAGTTTGATCCACTATCTCTTCAGTCATTTCAACAGGATCCACATCTTTAGGCAGTTCGTATTCTTTAACAATCTCTTTCTCATTAGGGATTCTACAAGGAGTTTCATTCTCTTCTTGTCTCTTCTTAGGAGCAGAACCATCCCCATAAAAATCATCAATAGACTTACTCATAAAAACTCCTATCAAAATTATTTAAATTTATTAGATCTTCTGATCTTAAAATAGACTCCCAATAAATGTTTACAAAAAAATGGAATTTTGTCGGGGTTAACACTTGGCCATGTTGTTGTTTTTCTTGTGTATGCACGAGGTTTAACACCATATAGATTTTGACTTTGCCAAAGGTAGTAAAGTGATCGGTAGTAGGCATCAGCACAGCCACATCTCACTCTTACTTTATTTGAAGAATCTAAAGGTTTCATGTACACTATTAAATTTTTATCAACCTTCATTTTAACAGTATGTACTTTATCTTTAGTCTCTGAATAGCTAACATCGTAAAAAACTATGACTACTTTATAGACCTTTTCTTCTGCTTTTCCTTGAACATCAGCTCTAATAGCTAGGAATTTAACACCTACAAATGGGGAATATGTCAATCTAGGAACTCTAGGAAGGGTTTGTGTGGCTGATCTGAATCTTTTAGGGAAATATTCCTTGGTGAGTGCTAATAGACCATCTAAATCATATTTAGGTTTTTTACCTGCTTTAGCCATCTATTTCCCCAATTCAAAAAGGATCTACATAGTAGATCTAAGTTAAACTTAAAGAAAATAGAATACTAGACTAAGAATCGTATACTATAGAACAAACTAAGAAGTACAATTATGGAGATTTTTTTAAATTTTTATACAAATCAAGAAATTCTGTGTATATTTTTTGAGAAGCAGAAGACATTTTAAAGCTGACTTCCTTAAAAGTACTAGCATACCTAAAGATATCTAGCAATTCTGCCCTACTATATTTAGCATATGGAATCTTTTGTATCAGTTGTTTTATAAAAGAATACACTTTAGAATTAGGTATTTGATACCATTCCTCATCATCTGGGTTATGTCCTTTAGATTTAAGCACTGTAAGATTCCTGATCTTCTCTTTTAACTTAACAGGATTAGTCACTACAATAGTGGTTTCCCCAAAAGATAAATCATTTAACTTGAACTCAATAATCACATCACTCATAATAAATCCTTTATTATATTCCTAAGTCCGGGTGTCTTATCATTCCAGAAGTATATGGAATTTCGCTTAAAATACCTGCACCTAATATTTTTCCATCATTTTCTCCCCACTCACCAGTTAATGATCCAGTACCATACTCTATTACTGGTGGAGTATTGATAGGGTAAGCACTTATAACATTTGTACTAATATCATACACACACCAACTTCTTACTACGATAACGCCATCATACTTAACATTACCATTAAAATATATTTTGTCAGATATAAATTTTCCAGAAATACAATCATCCAAAACAGTATTAACCGTTTCATACCCACCTGAAAACGTTGGTGTTTTATCTGTCCAATCTATTCCACCATTAACTGTATGATATATTGAATCACCAAGAATCCAACATGATCCATCATATAAACTATTTGAAACTAAAATTGACCCTGCTCCTTTAGTACCTAATACAATTGAGTGAGAAGAAAAGGACGGTGAAGCGGTAAAGGTATTATTACAAATTCTTAAATATGCTGTGGCATCATAATTCCGATTTCCACCCACAATAACTAAAGTTACATCTGAGCCTACATATACACTAGACCGTGGCAGATAAGTAGTACTCATAAATCCTTTACTTGTCCAAGTCTCACCATAATCAGTTGATGTGTATAATCTAGAAGAGGAGGTTGTCCATACTCCAGATACTACGGACAATACTATCATAGAACTACCTAAACCACAATCAGTAATAACAGCAATCCATTGGCTTGATAACATAGACTGTTTATTAACCCAAGTTATTCCGCCGTTTATTGTTTTCTGTATACGCCCTTTCGCTCCTACTACAATTATTAAATCATTAATTTTAATGGATCCGTTTTTACCTGCAATAACATACTCAGTAGTGCCACTCTCAAATGCACTAAGTAATGAAATGGACTCGCCAAAATCTTCAGTGATATATACATTTTTACTAT